ACGTTACAACACCATTCTTGTCAAAATAGTAGAATGTTGTAAAATCAGTTCCTACTTTAGTATCATACTGGTTCTCAGCAGTCCTAGGACCAAAACCAAATTTAACTTCCGTAAACGCTCCTGTATTTCCAGGAAGAATAGTAGATGCAAGTTTTTCTTCTGTAATAAGATTGTATGCTCTACTTGGACTTAAATCAAAATAAGTTCCAGTTAGGGATGAGTGTGAAGTATCAAACTTGTAGCGATAAAATTCCTGAATCTGAATATTTGGGTTGGGGGTGAATGAAATGTTATCTTCAGAAATTTCAAACTTGAAGTTAGGAGATTCAATACTAGAAACAGTTACAAGTCTTGCTGGTGTACTACCATCAAAGAACGTGCTGCTATTTTGAATTGAAGTAGCAGTATTTCTTTCAATACCATAATTGTAAACCAGAATTACTGATTGAGTGCTTCTATCATAAGTTAATACTTTTCCTGATGTTGATAATCCACCAACTTGGAAGTTTTCTGGGAAGTTATATTGTGCTTTATATAAAGTTACTATTTGACCGTCATAATGATTCGTATCTACAGAACCTTCAATACCACGATTGACAGTAATCTCTGTTGGACTATCAATAGCAGTTACTTCCAGAATCTCGGATCCAATTTTAATCAGATCACCAATTGCAAGACCAGTAGTGCTCTTTAGTACAAGCTTGTTCTTTCCTTCTGCAAAACCAACGTGATCGACGTAGATGGAAAGTCTGGCAGTGCTTCTAGAAGCAGATGATCTGAAAAGAGATTCATCATCGACAGAAAGATAATCACCTTTTCTATATCCAGTTCCTTTATTGGTGATGTCAACAGTAGCGACAGTAGCAGAAACTGTTGCAATAATTTCTAAACCTGTACTAGTTACTAATCCAGTCTCATCATCAAACACCTTAATGTAGTCTGGAAGGTCATCATTAGTGATAATAAATGATCCTCCAACATAATTGTATCCAGGTGTTTTTACATAAACTTTATTACCTACAATTTGACCGTTATTAATTGTAAAAGATGCAACTAACCCATCACCATCACCGCCAGAAATTACAACATTATTGTAAACACCATCACGGTATCCAGAGTGAGTTCCTTGGACCTGTAAATCTGATACAACGTTGTTTTTGACAACGATAGTTGCAGTTGCACCAGTTCCAGATCCACCAGTTAGTGCTACATCAGTATACGTAGCAGGAGCATAATCTGCTCCACCGTTTAGAATTTGGAATGCTCCAATACCAGTATCTGAAATTTCTGATTCATATTCTGGTGTTTTGAGAACTACATTTTGATATAGTCTCTTTCTAACATAATAGTCCTTTGTCTTGATAGAATCATCTGGTCTAATATCAACCGTGATTTTATCATCAATACCAAGACCATGTGGACTTGAAGTCTCAATCAACGCAACACTCTGATTAACCTCAAATGGTTCTAAGTTATCGCTAAGAGAAGTAAGAACTACTGGTTTAGATCCAGAAGTGTTGAAGAAGTCAGAAGACTGTAAGAAGTAGTCACCACCAACTTCTTCTGCAACACCATTACCAGTTGGTTCATTTGCATTAGATGTAAATTCTTGTCCTACTTGGAACTGTAATCCAGCACCAATTTGATCCCAATTAGTATCACCAAGTTCTACGATTCTGTATACTTTGTTTGGTAGAATTGAAGTTGCTGTAATTCTGCCTTGGTTAAGAGGAACCCAGTCACCCTCAGTTACTTTGATTTCTACTGTATTCTGACTGCTAGTTCCATTTAGAATTTCGCCTTTTGCTACAGCAGGGTTAATACCATCAGTCAAACTGAGGATTGCTCCTTTAGTAAAAGAACTTTTCTGATCGAGTAGAATAAAGAAGGTTTTGATGTCAGCTGAGAATGTTCCAGTGTTGTCAAATGTACCAATGACATTCTTAAGAACAATTTGATTGTCATTTCTGACTTCACCTACAATAACACCAGATGCATTAGAAGATGGTTGTCTTAACGTATCATCTTCAAATAAGTAAGCATTTTGAATTGTAGTTAATTTAACTACTTTATTTTCATAACTGTCAATATACTCTACAGGTTTTCCCTTAACAGACTCAACTAGTGCTTCTGCTTGAGATCCATCTGTACCTCTATTATCAAAATATAGTTTTGAATTGACAGAAAATACATCTGCAGATCTTTCTACAGTGACTCTATCAACTGTACCTGCTTTTACGCTACCAATCTCTGCAATAACACCTTCGCCATTTCCAGGCATACCCAATTCATTTAATCTTCTGGATTTCTTGGGGATGTCATTTTGGTTAATATTTGAATTGTAGTTACTATCTACTGGCAGTGAATAAAAGTTTTGTCCTAGAATGTATGGAAACTGTGGTACTTGATTGGAATCAATAGTAATAAAATAAGCATAAACTCCTTCTGGGAAATCAGGAGTAACACAAAATCGTCCATTGTTTTCATCTAGCGAACCATTTTTATGCTTATAGGTATAGTCATTTGTAAATGTACCTAAAGGATATTGATTGATTCCTGGTCCTCCACGTCTAGTGGCGTTAAGAATATAACTAGTTGTCATACGGGCAATGCCCGAATTGTGGTCTAATGGGTCTTGGAAACCATAGGGACCATAGATTGGATTGCCATCATAAGCAAAACCAATAATTGGTGAGTGTCTTAGAGTTCCAGTTTCTTGGTTATTGGCAGTAATATTGTCATTAAGAGCATATCTAAATGCTTTTGGATTTGCAAATTGACCGTAACCGTATTCATATGAAATATTGTAATTTTCAAAGACATAACCATTCTGGTCGTCCATTACAGACTTGTACTTCTCATATCTGTTGAAATTCCATTCTGTTAATTCAACTTGTGCCTTTGCACCTTTTCCAACAGGAAGAATGTCAACTCTTACCGTACTCTGATTATAAAATACACCCTCAGAGTTTTTTTCGAATCCAGTAATTCTTCCATCAACATCAATAATAGCAGTAAAGTCTGCAAAACGACCTTTGCCATTTCTATCAGTAATTCTTACAATAGGTGGAGAAGAATAAAACTCACCAGCATTATCAATAATCAAACTGGTTACTTTATCGCCAGTTACAACTGCGCGAACAATAGCACCTCTACCAGAAGTTACCTCAATCGTTGGTTCAACAGGAAATACCTTCTGTGAAGTTACAGTGTAACTTTCAACAACTGATCCTGATAGATTTGCTTGTACTAAATCAGGAACACCATCAACTAGAACAAATGGTGGTTTGGCATATCCTGAACCTTGATCTACAACAGATACAGATTCTAAATTTCCATATCTAATACTTTCTTTGTCTTTGTATCCATATAGACGAACACCATTAAGGAGAAGTCCAACTTCTGACTTGGGAGTAGCATACTTTTCAGTAGTCTTAATTGCGTTTTTTCTAAGAATACGAAGAAGTTTTTGATCTTTAATTGGTTGGTTATCTAGAATACTTTCCTTAAAGATTTCATATGATGGAAAGCTAGAAGATGTGATATAATAATATTGTTCGTCTGCAAAAATAGCAGAAACATCAGTTGCAACTGGAGACAGTTGTGACTCAATGGTTGGTTTAGTTGGAATCTTGACAGGAAGATTATTATTCAGGATCCATCTATAAATGTTAGATCCAGTCTGAGTGATCTTATTATCGGCAGTTTGGAAACCAGGAATAGAGATCTGAACCTTATCATTTGGATATGAATAAGGTTGAGCGTCAGTAATCTGAAAATCGTAGACTACACCTAAAGTCAAGAGTTCTACATCAGCACCTTTGATAATAACTGGTTTGTATACAGATGTACCTACCTCATGGGTATAAGTAACATCACCTCTTCTTTCGATGGTAAATTGAGTTACATTTTTGTCATTGAAGGAGATAACTTCTTCTCCAATTAGAATTTTACCTTTTTCCTTCCATCCAACGGTAGAAAATACATTAACTCTTTTTCCAATACCTGTTGTATTAGAAAGAGTCTTAGTGAGACTAGTTTTTGTGGAAATAGCAAACTTACCAGTTACAGTCTCTGGTGCAAGGACTAGATTGACAATTGCTTCTCCATCTGCAGTAATATCGCCAATTACGTTATCTACAGTAGCGGAGACATATCCATACTCTTCTGTCTCTTCTTGTACTACTACTTTACCAATTATATCGTTAACGTTGCCACTAACAACCTTTACTTTCAAAGCATAGATATTCGTCCAATCAGACTCAGAAGACTTAAGGGTAAAATCTGTTGGTTTGTATACTTCTGGTTTTTCCCTAGCATCTTTAGATATGATAGTATTAAAGATGAACTTGATAGAACTATCAGTACCTTTTGCCTTATAGAACTTATCAATGTTTTTGATAAGAGTTCTTTTATCAACTTCACCTTTTAGATACTTTTCTGGGAAAGAACCTAAGTATTGAGATTCAAAATTCTTGACAAATGCATACAGGAAAAGGTTACTAATATTGTAAACCTTTACACCATAGTTATGACTTGCTGCATTTGTGCTTGTAAAAGTAGTAGACTCATACAAGTCACCTAATGATGTATTGCCACTTACTCCTCTATGGCAATTTTTAAATTCAGTTTCTGTTCTTTTTTCATAGAAAATAATCTCATCATTAATTCTGATGTAACCATTCTTCTCTGGGAATGAAGTTGCATCATCAACAACGATGATTGTTTCAGTAGCATTAACTGTTACTGATAGTTCTGTGTACTGCTTTAGAAGACGTTTCTCATAATAATCAATATCAGCATACTTTTGGATATTGTTAATAATATCCAAGGTGCCGCCTTGCACTTCCTGTGCTTCATAATACTTCTCTACAAACTTACTAAACAGTTCGTATTCTGAAGAAATGAATTCAGGAAGCTGCGACTCAATTAGAGTTGAAATTCTCTTAGTCTTTACAGCAGGCATTTACTTACTCTTTGTATGCAGTGAATGAGGAATTGGCAACGTCAACATCCAAGTAAACCTCACGGAGTGCCTGAATATCATTAGAAAGTGGTTTTACACGAACAGAGATTCTATTATCAAAGAAACTACCTTTGATGATAGTCAAATTATAAAGTTTGAGTTCACCTTTATCATAATCAATATCACCGACTTCCTTGTCTAGAAGGACTTTTTCACCTGTTGCGGTATCTAGTCTATATAGGACAATTTTGCCATCCCTATCTTCAAGATAGACATCAAACAAAGGGTATTCTGTGACTCTAAATCCAGTAGTAGAAAGGGTTGCGCCATCACAATCTTTATCAAAAGGATTCTGGTAACAGATTTCGTAATAGAACGTAGAATTTAACTGTGGATAGAAATCCTTCCTCATTGTGACTGTTGTCAAATTAGAGTTAATTGCTCGGTCTGCATCATCAATTACACCAGTAACTTTACTATGTCTAAACTTACCGTTAAACTTCTCTGTATTTGATGTATTGATATAATCCTGTACTGTTCCAATAACTTTGTCGCGAATTTGTGCTGGTGATTGATCTGTTCTACTACCACTGTAATAAATCTTACTTTGTATCTCGACATACAGTACAGATGGGTCTACAATCACTGGAGTAACAGAAGCAACCGAATACTTCTTCAACTCATCAATAATTTGCTTTTTAGTAACACTTGTTACATAAGTAGCATCCTTTGGTTTTAGTACAATGAATACTCTTCCATACTGAGGAGGATCTGCATCTTCTCCACCGTAAATAATGATGTCACTAGTAGCAGGATAAATTTTTCTAATAATAGATGAGTAATCATTTGATGTTACTGCTCTATCCTGTGATCCATATGCCTTAGGAGCATTGAACTTAATCTTGCTAATAGACTCCAGTCCTTCGCCTCCAGAAGCAGCAATCGTTGAATCAACAGTTACCTCGAAAGAGTTAGGAGAGACCCCTTGTGGGTTCTCCAGGACGCCAGAGAAGACGAATGTGCGTACACCATTGCTCTCTGGTCCAGAAGTGGTTAGATAGGAAACTTCTATTCTTGATCCATTTTCAAGTTTCTTACCTAGCACACCATCACCAAAAACTAATTCGTATCTTTCATCCTCGATCTCGTCTAGAAAGAATACTTTAGAATCTTGATCTACATCTAAAATATTGTCTGCTACTAGATATGGTTCGCTAAACGATCCACCTGTAGGAAATACGTTTACTCTTACTGTATTAGTATCAATGTTCTGGTTGTCAAGAATAAATTTCTGTGACTTAAGTGATGTATTAACAGTGTAAGTATTTTTTAAAAGAGTCCCTTCATACACAGGAACTTCTGTAAAAATTGCTTTTTGATTCGATACTTGTGCCTTTACATCATTAAGAACAACGTATTGATATGTCGTGTTGTCGTATGATGCAACAAATCCTGTTCCTTTCTTAAGTAGGAGTTCAGTATCAGTTGTTGGGTTATTGTAATTGACTGTAAAACTAATATAAGCAACAGGAGATGTAATGCTCTTAGGTCTGTAACCTAATTGCTTTGCCAGAGCAACCACATTGTCCCTGAGGGTGGCAGAATCAATGAATAGTTCATTGACTACCATGTTGGTGTTAAATGCCGTATAATACGTGTTATAGGCAAGTGTATCGATTAGCGTTGATAACGCAGATCCTTCAAAGTCATAATCAGTAAAGTCCGACTGCGCTCTAAGGTATTCCTTTAGAGCAGACTTGATATCTTCAAAGTCTAAATTAGCAACTTGAGTATATGGCATTATCGAGTACGCTCTAGGAAGAATTCTACATTTACGGGTGTATCATCCCTGCCTACGATATAGTAACTTAACTCAATATCATATCCGTTATTCTCATCGTTTGGAATACAACGGATAGTGTCAACGGCAATCCTAGGTTCATACTTAGCAAGACAATTGGAAATCTCACCTCTGATGAGACCAGCACTACCATAGTCTAGTGGTTCGAACAACATTCTAGAAATGTTCGATCCTAGATCAGGACGAAATGGACGTTCTCCCCTTACAGTAAGAAGCAAAGCAATAATCGATTGAGCGATAGCTGCTTTATCCTTCACTGTTACCAAATCATCGGAAACAGGATGCTTCTTAAATGTAACACTCAAATCTTTGAATGTCTGAAAGGAAGGCATTTAGACACAGCACGGGATGTCTTTATTTATTCACTCGTGCCAACGCTCTACAAAATCATCAAAACCACCCGCTCCTCCACAAGGACGCTCAAGGCGGTCTTCGGGAAGTGGATATAGTTCTTCCTTCATCTTTGATCTACGACGCTTTGCAGCGGCATCTAGAAGGCGATCACTGTCAGTTTCAGTGATGAGTGTCATACCTTCCTCAATAAATTCTTCGCTTTTGTCTACAGGAAATAATCCCATGTTTAACTCCAGTGATTGTTTGGTCTTTCCCACCAAAAATGTAAATCTTTGATAGTATCATCATAATAAAGTGAAACTAAGTCACTCTTATATTTACTATTAATATTTTCACATAATGATAAAGTGTAGTAATTCTTCTCTACAAACTTTTCCATACACCGTGTAATCCATGTATAGTTACCACCACGAATTACACCTGCCTCACATAAAACAAAATTATCCCAGTCTAGAACCCAGTCAGCAAAATTAATTTCAAAATCAAGTTTA